GCGGCGGTGGTGGAAATCAAACTAAGAAAATGAATATCGGAAAGACTTGATAAATAATGCAAACTGATTCAAAATATCTGGTAGCATTAGCAAAACAGGTTCGTCAACCTGTAATACAGTTGCCTGTACTTTTAGGGCGACCCCCTAAAATACAAGACAACAACCAATCTATGGCTTTAGGGGCTATTAATGAAGCAAATGAATCTCATCTGCGAGGCGAAATTAAACCTAACGGAAAAAGCCGCAAACGGCGAACCAACAGGAAAAATTGAAGCCCGCATTACCACTTGGGGCGCTCGTGAGGGTGCTGATGGCCGTAAGTTCTTCTATAAGCCTGAAGGCTTTATGGATTGGGCTAAAGAGTTCGCCTCTTCTGGCCGACCACTACCAATGTTCTTGAACCACAATGCCGAGTCTATGCCTGTTGGTGAATGGACAAGCATTGAAATGGATGATGAAGGCATGAGCGCCAGTGGCCGCTTGTTCCTGAACACCAGTGCTGGCTCAGACCTGTATCAAGTTATGTGCGAGTCACCCAACATGTTTGGTGGTGTCTCTGTTGGTGCTTACGCTGATGAATATCAATGGGTCACAGAAGGTGGTGAAGTATTCCCCGCTGGTTCTGGTGACTATTACGACGACGGTTACTTCCAAATCACTAAAGGTGGTTTGCGCGAGACTAGCGTTGTCATGTATCCAAATAATCCAAAAGCAGAAGTTAAGAAGCTGGAATATTTCCGCGCTGACGGTTCTGCTGATTTAAAAGTTTTGGAAGAAGCCTTGCGGGATGCTGGGTTGTCCAAGAGCGATGCGGTCGCTGCCGCATCAACATTCAAGAAAGTGCTGGAACAGCGTGATGCTGAAACAGAGGCCCTTGATATTGCGCCTCAACAGAGTGATTCTGATGTGGAAGCGACCGAAGCAGAAATTCTCGCTGCTCTTGAGCAACGCGAACTTCTTAAACTCCTTGACAAACGACTTAAAGGTTAATCATGTCACAAGTAATTCTTGAAAAATTGGACGCTATCGAAGCTAAACAAGCTGAGAGCGTTGCGGCTGTTGAGGCCAAAATCCCCGCTGCTGTTGAAGCTGTTAAAGCTGAATTCAGCGAAATGGTTGCTGCTCTGGAAGCTAAAGTTTCTTCTATTGAAGCTCCTGCTCTGCACAAGCCTATCGCTAAGACTGTTCGCCAAGATGTGAACCGTTCTGTGCGTGAGCAACTGTCTACTTTCTACAAAGGTAACAACCGTGTAGAAAAAGAACTGCAAGTGTTCGCTGACGAATCACAAATGCAAGCTTACCTGAACGAAGCTTCTGCTTTGACAGGTTCTGGTAACAACCAAGGTGGTCGCACAGCTTACGACCCAGTGTTTGCTGCTTTGCGTTTGGCTAATCCTTTGCGCGGTGTTTCACGCACTGTTGCAACCGATGGTTCAAGCTATCAGTTCCGTGTTAAGACCGGCAACGCTGGTGCTGCTTGGGGCTATGGCATTCAGAACAACGGCTCGGCTACAACTGAAGACACATCTATCTGGCAAATCGTTTTGCAAGACTTGAATGTCCAGTTCCCAATCCGTACTGCTGCTTTGGATGACATCGATGGTTTGGAGGCCAATGTCGTTGATGACATGTTGGCAGAATTTGCCCAGAGTGAAGCACTCAGCATGATTCAAAATAACGACCAAGGCGCTACATCATTGCCATACGGTGGAAGCAACGGTTTGCGCGGCCTTGACCAGTACGCTGGTGCTAACAGCACATACGCTGGTGGTACAACTTCTACTGCTGCTTTTGGCTCATCTGGCACTGGTTCTACCAGCGGCTTGCACAGCTTGGCTACATACGACCAATTGACAACTAACGCTAACACTGTTGGCGCTAACAACATCACATACGCTGATGTGGTCAACTTCGTATACGCTCTCCCGCAACAATATTGGACCGAAAGCGCTAAGTTCGTTATCAGCCCAATCCTGTTGAATGCTATCCGTGCATTGCGTGATGACAACGGCGCACCTATCTTCAATCGTAACGAAGGTTTGTCTGTTGACGGTATCGTTGGCAACTTGCTGGGCTTTGATGTTGTTGTGAACAAGTATTGCGATACTCCTTCACAATCTACAACTGGTTCTGCTGGCACATCTAGCTTGTACCCAATGTACTTCGCTGACTGGAGCCGCTTCCACACAATCATTGATCGTTTGAACATGGTTATGCGCCGTTATGACCAGACACTCCCCGGATACATAACATTTTTCGGAGAGAAGAGATTGGCAACATCTGTGCGTGATCCTAACGCTGGTGTTCGCTATCGTTCTACAGGTACTGCAACCTGATGAAATGGAGGGGGCTAATCACCCCCTCCTTTTTGTGCCAATAATTTAGGAAATAGCCATGACCATCACTGAAAAAATTCTCTCTGGAATCAAACAGGCCATTACCGAAGGCGGCAAAGTCACTATCGATCTGAAAGAAGCCTCTGCAATCACTGGCTCTGGTTCTGGTGTTGGTGGTCGCGTAGTTTTCGATGAAGCTTTCGCAGCACTGCGATATGCAAACCCATTCCGCTTGGGCGCTCGAATTGTTCCAGCACCCGGCTCTGATATGCAGTTCGTTGCCAAGACTGGTAACGCGACATATCAAACAAACCCTTGGGGCTACCCTGTTCAAAACAACACAGGTACTCCCGGCATTAACACTTCGTTCTGGCAATTGCCTGTTCGTGTAGTGACTGCTCAATTGCCAATCCGTTCTGCCGTGATGTCGGATGTGAATGGTTTGGAAGCATCTATTGTGAACGACTTGATGCTTGAGTTTGCTCAAGTTGAAGGCGAATCAATGGCTATCAATAGCGACCAAGCTGGTTCGACAACCACATCAACTGGCGCCACATCTGGCCTTCGTGGTTTGGATATGTACACATCTGCATCTGCGTCTGCTTATGGCACAAGTGGCACTGCAATTACAAACGGCATCCACTCTATTGCTACTGTTGCACAAACAGGTGGTGGCGTGACATACAACAACATTGTTGATGTTGTAAACGCATTCCCCAGCCAATACTGGTCTTTGCCCGGCAATGCTTGGTACATCCGTCCATCAATGATTGATTCATTGCGTAGTTTGAAAGACTCGCAAGGTCTGCCATTATTCTTGGAAATTGGTGATGAAGATGGTGCTGCTGTTGGTCGCATGTTTGGTTTCCCTGTGATTCCTAACCCATACCTGTCTACTGCATTCCCAATCTATTTGGCTAACTGGCCCCGTTTCTTGACCATTGGCGACAATGAAGAAATGTCCATTCAAATGTTTGAACAAACTAGCCCCGGCTTTGTTACCATCTATGCGGAGAAGCGTGTGGTAAGCTCAGTCCGTGACCCATTCGCTGGTGTACGAATGAGCGCCTGAAAGGGTTAAAAATGTCAGTTGACAACTATCAGTACGGTTCGCCCTTCGGGGCGCAAACTAGGAATCCGTTCAACTATGAAAAGTTTGAGCAGATTGACCGTGACAATGTTACGCCTTGGTTGACTCTTGACGAAATCACTCAGCACATTAACTTGTATGAGGATGAAAGTCAGGACACTTACCTGAAAGCCCTAGAACTGGCTACAAGGCAAGCAATTGAGGATTACCTAGGTCTGAGTATCTTCAGCGTAACTTATCGGGTCTGGTACGGCACAGCAAGCCTTGCTGCCTCACCTGTTTGCTTGGATTTGCCTGAAGTTAGTCAAAACCAATACTCTGGTCAGCCAGAAGTAAACATTGAGGCACTTGGCTATTGGACTGATGCGTTCCCGCCAGTATTTGAATTGGTTGCAACAAATCAGTACTACTATGATGCTTCTGGCAACAAAGTCATTGTGTCTTCGCTGCCAACATCAATCAACACTGTGATGACAGCGCCTATAGTGCTGGAATACACAACTGTTGCCAATCCAATTTCAGCCTATCCTGTGATTAAACAGGCTGGTCTGTTGCTGTTTACGCACCTGTACAACAATCGTGCTAACGCCACCGAAGTGAAGTTGAAAGACATCCCATTTGGCGTGACCACCTTGCTTCGTCCTTACAAACCATTGGTGATGTAATGTCAATCAAACGGTACGAAAACATTACTGTCAACAACTTGACTTTTGGTAGGTCAAGTTTTGGCGAACAAAGCACAACCGAAGCCAAATGGTTTGGGACTCGCGCTTTGGTGGGTGATGTTGCCAACAATGTCAAAATTGCTGACAAGTACCGCTTGTACCAAGACTTAGTGAACTTCACCTTGAACTACACGCCAAACATGAAGGAGATGGTGGATAACCAAAACCTTTATTCAATTACATGGCGTAATGCAAGCTGGCGCATCACCGATGCAAGAGAATCTAACGACCGGATGCGTGTGACTTTCATGTGCTACCGTTCAGACCCAGTTACGGCGGTTTAAATGGCAACACAGAATAATGTCGTTAATTACGGGAAAGCTATTCAATACCAGTTGGCTGGGATTGTGTCGCCTATCCCTGTTTATTCTGCATTTAACCGTAATTTTGCTACTCAGCCCAAGTTTATTACTTGGATGCTGAGAAATGTGCATCAGCCTGTTTATACGGGCCAGATTCAATCTAACAAGGGCATTGACCGCCCTGTTTTCCAAATTTCCATCTTCACCCAGAAGATAGAAGACGGTTTCACAATATCTAATCAGATATTACAATCGTTACACGGATATAGTGGTGTTTTAGGCAATCCATCGGACGGCGGTTTCTTTATTGCCAAAGCTGATGTTTTTTGGCTTTACAACAGCTATAACAACGAAGAAAATATGGCGCAAATCTTTTTAGATTGCACTATTGATATTCCAGCATAAGACAATTCTCTTAACTCTTTGAAGGAAACTCAAAATGGCCTTAATTAACAAAATTCTTCCCGGTTATGTTGCCACCCTCTGGTGTCAAGATGATGCCGAGCCAGTTGCTTTGACAGACACACAATTGTCTACATGGACTGGTCAAGTTGCTAACATCATCGGCACTGCTGCTGGTGGTACAGGCACTGCTGGTATCTTTGTTCCTGTGGAAGCTGTTCCTGCTTTTGGTGCTGATGACGCTTTTGCCGCTTACTCAGTGGCTGGCGCTCGTACAGGCGCGAAAATCACTACACAAAATCAAGTGACTTCGCTGACCATTACTGCTGCATGGAATCCTGCTGATACTGCTCAGTTGTTGATCCGTGATGACGGCTACAACGGCACAATCATCCGCACTTATGTCATTGCTGTTTATGACGGCACTGACACTGTTGCTTACGCTTTCAACGGTCGCGTTGGCGGCTTGCAGTGGGACATGTCTCCTTCTGCTGAAGGTAAGTTCATTTTTACAATCCACCCTGTTGGTGGCAATAGCTACGGCTGGTCTAACAACGCCTAAACATGACTACTACAATAAAAGACAATACAGACCTGTTGAGTTTCCTAGTAGCCCAATCCGATTCGTCTAAGAATTGGTTTGGGTTCACTCAACAACGCATTACTGCTATTGCGTTAGCGCATGACATTGCTCGGAATCACGCCGACAAAATAACTCCTTCTCAAGCGGTGGAATACGCCATTGA